ATTCAAAGAAGTGTTTAGTGATTATAGTCGTTGTCACACAGGAAATTTTTACATTACTAATCAGCACCATGACGCTCATGTTGATTTGATAAGTGAAAAGGAAGGATTGGAACATTGGGCACACAATCAAATTCCATTTAAAAGTGTTGTGTTTCCACTATACTTGTCACCATTAAACGCAGAATGTCATACTGCATTTATGAAGCAACGTAGAATAGGATATGCAGCAACGTTTGACAAATCATCAAGGTCAGAACAAAAAGACAGTGATTATAAACTGTATAGGGAATACGATGGATTTATTGACATTAATGGCAATCCATTACCAACCACAAATAACAGCGAAGATTGGACAGAATCAAAGTATCCATCAATTACCAAAGAAAGTTTTAGTGGATTCACAGAAGAAATGGTCATTAAGCAAAGAGTAGGTGATGTAATGGTGTTTGATGCATGTCAAGTACATGCTAGTTGTCAGCCAGAAGGTACAAAAGATCGTTGGTTAAAAAACGGAATGAATATTCAGTTCTACAAGACAGTTCCTACAATTGATAAATAAGTATAGTAAATAATTAAATAGAATTAAGGGTTGATATAAGATACCAATGGACGAAAGTTTATGTTCTTATGTAAAGACCTATAATGAAGCAGCGCCAGTTGAGAGCCTGCATTAACAACGTAATATCTTCAAATGAGAGCCATTGGGTCTGCTATCTAACGATTCCCCCTTTGGACATTAACAGTAGCAGCGCCAGTTGAGAGCCTGCATTAACAACGTAATATCTTCAAAGAAAGAAAACCAAATTACCCGAAAAAGTGCTTGACAGTGAGCATTAAAAGTAGTATACTGTATAGGCTAAGTAATAAAACTAAGGCAAACTTGTATTAGCGGAATAGTCCGTAAAATACCTAAAACAAAACTAAGGCACATGGAGAAGTAAAGATGGCATCATTAGCAGAAATCAGAGCAAAATTGCTCGAACAAGACTCACGTTCATCTGGAACAAAGTCAACCACCAACAAAGACAATACTGTCTTCCCTCACTGGAGTATTCCAGACAACACATCAGCATCACTACGATTTTTACCAGACGGCGACACGAATAACCCATTCTTTTGGTTGAAGCGTGAAATGATTCGTTTAGAATTCGCAGGCGTAAAAGGTGGTGATGAATCAAAACCCGTAACAATTCAAGTACCTTGTATTGAAATGTACGATGATGAAAAAACAACCTGTCCTATTCATTCTGAATTACGTCAATGGTTCAAAGATCCTTCTTTGGAAGATGTTGCACGTAAATATTGGAAGAAAAAGTCATACTTGTTTCAAGGCTTTGTCACCGAGAGTGATCTAGTTGAAGAAGCACCCGAAAATCCAATCCGTCGTTTCATGATTTCACCTCAAATCTTTAAGGTAATCAGCGCAGCGTTAATGGACATAGATTTCACATCATTACCTACTGATTATGATCAAGGTACAGACTTTAAAGTAGTCAAAGGTCAGAATGGTAAGTGGGCTGATTATAGTACTTCTAACTGGGCAAGGCGTGAGCGTAGTCTAAATCAAGATGAACTAGATGCAGTTGAAACAAATGGATTATTTAATCTATCTGATTTCCTACCTAAGAAGCCTGATCAAGCGCATTTAGATGCAATGGTCGAGATGTTTGAAGCATCTGTCGATGGTCAGTTATACGATAATGAGAAGTGGGGTAATTACTACCGCCCATGGGGTGTAGATGCACCAACATCTAAGCCCGCGCAATCTGTTGTTCAATCAGCGCCTGTCGCAGAGAAGGAGATTACATCTGATGAAATCCCTTTTAAAGCAGATCCTGTACCATCAGCAGCAGTAAACGCAGATGCAGGATCAGAAGAAAAACCTAAAGCAAATGCACAAGATATTCTTGCAGCAATTCGCAATCGCAAGTCTGGTGCTAACGCATAAGCAACCAATAGGGAGCAAGTTCTTTGCTCCCATTTTTCAAGGAGAATAAAATGGCAAGACCATTTGATGTGTCTAAGTTCCGTCGGAGTATTACCAAGGCGGTTCCTGGTCTAAGCACTGGATTTCACGATCCTGATACTTGGATTTCAACAGGTAATTTTACATTAAACAAACTAATTAGCGGAGACTTTGATAAAGGTATCCCACTAGGTAAAGTAACAGTACTAGCAGGCGAATCTGGAGCAGGGAAATCATATATTGCTTCGGGAAACATTATTCGTCATGCACAAGAGCAAGATATTTATGTTGTTCTAATTGACTCAGAAAATGCACTAGACGAAGCATGGTTACATGCATTAGGTGTAGATACGAGTGAAGAAAAATTGATGAAGTTGAACGTAGCAATGATTGATGATGTTGCTAAAATTATGTCTGACTTGATGAAAGATTACAAGACTGAGCATGGTGATAAAGAGCCAGCAGATCGTCCTAAAATCTTATTCGTTGTAGACAGTCTAGGTATGTTATTAACACCTACCGATGTTAAGCAGTTTGAAGCAGGCGACATGAAAGGTGACTTAGGTCGCAAACCTAAAGCACTAACCTCACTTGTTCGTAACACTGTAAATATGTTAGGTGAATACAATGTAGGTTTACTTGCTACGAATCACACCTATGCATCACAAGATATGTTTGATCCCGATGATAAAATCTCTGGTGGTCAAGGATTTATCTACGCAAGTTCAATTGTAATCGCAATGCGTAAATTGAAGTTAAAAGTTGACGAAGATGGTAACAAAACGACTACTGTAAATGGTATTCGTGCAGCGTGTAAGATAATGAAGACACGTTATGCTAAACCATTTGAGAGTGTACAAGTAGAAATTCCATATGATACTGGTATGAGTCCTTACAGTGGATTGACTGAATTCTTTGAAGCGAAAGGTGCACTTAAAAAGTCTGGTAACAGTCTTGAGTACATTAGTCCCGTAACTGGCGAAGTTATTAAGAAGTTCCGTAAAGCATGGTCAAAGAATACAGATGATTGTCTAGATATCATGATGCGCGAGTGGGAACAACAACCAGAAGCGATCTTAGATTCTAGTGGTGATGAATTAGTTACCGAAGGGGATGATCAATGAGTCTGAGTGATAATGATTTAGAATTTATCATTGCCATGTATGATGCGGCAAGGTCTAGTGTTGTAGAAAAAGAGCGCGGAAATTTCGCAGAACATTTTCTACAAATATTAGATCAATATGGATTTGATATTGCTGGTAATGCAGAACAGATCAGTGAGCATGATAAATATCTTCAAACTAGTGTTGATGAATACATTGAACACGAAGAAGATGTAGATACAGACGAAGAAGAAGAGTGGGATTAAACTTAAATGAGTAAATGGTATCGCAAGGTCACTGGAGATTTGTCAGAGATAGTAAATGCTATTTCACATTATGAAATACAAGTTTCAGAGGCTAAGTTTGAATGTAGTATGAAAGGTTCCTTGGAAAAGCACAGTCGTGATATTCCGGGCATCGTTGAACATCGTTTCAACCAACTACAAGAGACAGAAGCGATACTTGAATTTTTAAATACTGAAATGCGCAAATTGCGCAGTCAGAAGTTTAGACACTTTACTGAGCATTACCAACGCGCATTAACGTCAGCAGACGCGAAAGCATTTGTTGATGGTGAGCCTGATGTAGTTGATTTGCAGCATCTTATTGTTGAATTTTCAATGGTTAGAAATAAGTTCATGGGCGTTATCAAAGCACTTGAAGTAAAGCAATGGCAACTCACTAACGTAATTAAGTTACGATGTGCGGGATTAGAAGACGCAACACTATAATAAAAAATAAAAACCCACATTTGTGGGTTTTTTTATGGATAAACACTTGACAAAAGCAATGATCCTTGCTATAATAGTTAAGTAAGTTAATAAAGAAGAGCGAGAAAATTATGACACAACTTGATTCAATATTGCAGATTTTTGAAACATCACCTAAAGAGAGCAGTTTTGCAAAAGGTATCCCAATGATGTATGTAGATGATGTACAGCGTCAATATCCTGGGAAGTTTCGTTATAAGTATCGCGGTCCTTCAAATGCAGCATATAAACGACCACAGTCGTATATCGTTAAGAAGTATGCAACATCATTTGCATTATATTTCAAATAACCCTTGACAAACCAATACATCTTACTGTATAATAGAACTTCATTAATTAATTAGATAGGAATCTAAACCATGACTACTCAAACAATCAAATTAACTACTAAACGCAAAACAGCAGGTCGTCCTCGTAAGAATGCAGCAACATCTATCATCGAGATTGATACTACTGAAACTGTGACTACTGAAACTGATGAACAGATTGTTGAGCGTCTACGCGAACGATTTGGTATCTTAGATGAAATGACACAAATGTCAGTAGATGGTGATATTCGCGGAATGGTAGTAACAGGTCCTCCGGGAGTTGGCAAGTCATTCGGTGTTGAGAATATTATTGAAAAGAATTCATTGTTTGATAAGTTACGTGGTGCAGTATCGCGATTTGGCATTGAGAAAGGCGCTGCTTCTGCAATCGGTTTATATAAGTTGTTATATCGTTATGCTGATGCTAACAATGTACTTGTATTAGATGATTGTGATTCGGTGTTGTATGATGAATTATCATTAAACCTATTAAAAGCAGCGTTAGATAGTTCTAAGAAGCGTAGGATTTCTTGGAACACTGAAAGTTCAGCACTCCGTCGTGAAGGAATTCCTGAGTCATTTGAATTTAAAGGATCTGTAATTTTCATCACTAACCTAAAATTTGATAAAGTTCGTGGTAAGATCAAAGATCACTTAGATGCAATTATGTCTCGTTGTCACTATCTTGATTTGACTATGAACAGTACACGTGAGCGTCTATTGCGTTGTCGTCAAGTTGTTAAGGATGGTATGCTAGAAGAGTATGGTTTTTCAGAAGTAGAGCAAAACGAAATTGTTGACTTTGTAGATGATAACAAAGATCGTATGCGCGAGATTAGTCTACGTATGGTAGGTAAAATTGCAGACTTGCGTAAAACCAAAAGTGACAAATGGCAGCGTATGGCAGAAATCACTTGTATGAAGTCTAATGTATAATAGGTTATTAACTGTTGTATATGATCCAGGATTAGGAGGTGAATTCCTTGCCTGGATCTTAGGTCAAAATGAATCATATGTACCAACATCTGTGTATGTAAACAGCAATAATCGTTGGAGAATGGTAGATGGTAAAAGCACACCATTTCATGTAATAGACGAATGGAATGGTGAAGCGACTATAGATCAATCACAGTTTCATTTCCACCCTGATCAAATCAATATTAGTCGTGACCATATGTTTTATTTTCATCCTGATTCAACATGGGATGATAAATTAGTTAAAAAGTTTGTAAATGACAAGTGTGACATATGGAATGAGTCATGTATAATAGTACTAAGATCACTCACACTAGAAAGTCATGAATATTTTAAAAATATCCGAAACAAGAAACTAAATTTAGGCAATGCACTACGACCATCATTTGATGATATGAATGAACGACTTGATAGACAGTTGCATGTATTAGACGAAGTAGATGTGTTAGTTATAGACCCATATGATTTATTCATAACCAATACTACAACAACAATGAAAGAGATTAGTGTTTGGTCAGAAAAAATATTTGGTATTAATGCGGTTATTGATATTGATACAATGAAATTCTTTATTAATATATGGAGAAGCAACAATATCATTTGACATTGTTGTAGTTTGATGCTATAATAAGTAAAACAAATTGGAGAACAACGATTAAAACTGCAACAATTATATTGAAAGACGAAGTCAATGCAAAGATTGAGGGACTTGAACTTACCACTAGAAAAAAACTAGAGGCAAAGTTTAAGTTTTTCTTGCCTTATGCGCGACATGTTCCTTCCTATAAATTAGGTAGATGGGATGGGTGTGAACGATATTTTACCATTGGTGGTATTACATTTGTCAGTCTATTAGAGACGGCGATTCCTATTATCATAGAAGATGGTTATAAGATTGATCTTGAAGATCGACGTACACTTCATGATCTTGAGTTTGACTTGGTAGACGAATCTACATTCCAGCATAAGGTATGGCCCGAGAAGCATCGGTTTGCTGGTGATCCTGTTACACTACGTGATTATCAGATTGATATCGTCAACAAGTTTATAGAAACACCCCAGTGTCTACAAGAGATTGCAACTGGTGCTGGTAAGACATTAATCACCGCAGCATTGAGTTACAAAGCAGAAAAGTATGGTCGCTCTATTGTTATTGTACCAAATAAAGATTTGGTGAATCAAACATGTGCAGATTATATTAATCTTGGACTTGATGTTGGTGTGTACTTTGGTGACAAAAAAGAATTTGGTCGTACCCATACCATTTGTACATGGCAGAGTCTTAACGTCATTCGTAAACGATTCAAGAATGGTGAGCAGGATTGGAGTCTACAAGACTTTGCAGAAGATGTAGTTTGTATCATAGTTGACGAAGTTCACCAAGCGAAAGCAGATGTACTAAAAGACATGCTAACTAAAGAATTTGCTAATATACCTCTACGATGGGGATTGACAGGCACAATACCAAAAGCAGAAAATGAACAAATGACATTACAAGTTAGTTTAGGTAATGTAGTAAATCGGTTAGCCGCATCAGAATTACAAGATATGGGCGTACTAAGTAATTGTCATGTTAATATTGTACAGATGAAAGAAAATACCGACTATACTAATTATCAAAGTGAACTGACATTTTTGACAACAAATCCACAACGCATCAGTTACATGGGTAATTTAATAAAGACAATATCACAATCTGGTAATACTCTGGTATTGGTTGATCGCATCAAAGCAGGCGAAATGTTAGTTGAGCATATTGGCGGTGATACTACTTTCGTTAAGGGAGCAATGAAGTCTACAGATCGTAAAGACGCATACGATGAAATTAATGAAGCGACTAATAGTATTACTATTGCGACATATGGTGTAGCAGCAGTTGGATTAAACATCCCACGCATCTTTAACATGGTATTGATTGAGCCTGGGAAGAGTTTCGTGCGTGTAATACAATCAATTGGTCGTGGTGTTCGTAGAGCAGATGATAAGGACTTTGTAGAGATATATGACTTTACAAGCACTGCAAAGTTCAGTAAGCGTCATTTAACTGAACGTAAAAAGTTCTATCGTGAGGCAAACTATCCATTCTCAATAGAGAAAGTAGATTACAAATAACAAAGAGAACAAAATATGAAAATTCTAACAGTAGAGAACAAAACATACGAATTGGATGATGTGCCAGAATTGGTAGATGATCTACGATATGGTGTATTAGATTACAGTGACCCAAAGAACGTGGATTATTTTTTCATTCCATTGATCTTTTTAGAAAGTTTTTACAGTCCAGCAGCAGTGTTGCAAGTTGGTGAATATACGATCAATGTACCTTTAGATTGGAGTATTATTATCTGCGACCCAGAAGTGGGTAATCCAGAAGTGATTAGTTTGATGGGATTAAATGACAGGGGTTTCACTACACTTGCGATGAACCCAATGACGGGCTATAGTCCAAAATATCTTGATGTTAATATTGTTAATGTATTTACAGATGTAAAATGGCACGCACCAAAACTAAAGTTTGGTCATATATTGTCAGTACCATTGTGTGATGGGGATAATCCTGAGTGTATCTATCTGATTAAAGAAGTAAACAAGATCCCAGAAGTGTTGGACATCAGTGAATTGATCTAGGAGTAGTTATGAACAAAGAATTTTTAAAATATCGTGTATGGAAGATGCAGACTAAATTATGTTATGGGTTTGATTCAGTTGCTTTTATTTCTACGACTAAATCATCTGATCGTAGAACTGCGGCATCGGTGTATGGTAGATGTCAAGCATTGAAATCTGTACTTAATAAAACTATGAAAAACGTCAAAGTAGTTAACCAGCACAGTTATTATGAAGGTAATAGTTTGCGTGTATATTTCAATGTATCTGATAAAGAATCATGTGATGCACTATTAAACATCACTTCTAAGAATACGCATAACTTTGAATTGCTTGAAGTAAAGACTCCTAAAAATCAATCTCATTTAGATATGATTAACAATAAAGAAATTACACAGGTAATTAGAAAACAAATTTACTATGGCAAGTATGTATACAGTGTGAAGATTATTTTGGATAGTCCAGGTTTTGCACCATCAAATTCTGGTTTTGCACCATCACGTCATACCGACAGAATGAAACGCGCTTCACAAATGAAATCATGGATTGATAATGCAATGCCAGATAATTCATCAAGTGTGTGGTGGGATGAAATTCAATTATTCACTAATGATGTAACTGCGTTGATGATGTTTAGGTTGACATTTG